TGTAAGAGGGTATAACAAAGAAAATCCAGTATTTAAATGGTATCAGCCTTTTAGTTCAAATAAAGATATTAATATAAACATTGGCGGAGTGTCAGAAGCGTTTAGTAATTGGGATGCCGGTAAAGTATACGTTAAAGGAAAGAATATTCAGTACCTGAATAATTATTATTCAGTACTAGAAACTCATACAGCAACAAGTGTTTTTGAAACATCTAAGTTTGCAAAACTTCCTAATTTACCTACAGTAGGCGGCGCAGACGCAATATTTAAAGAACGATTTAATAAATTTGATACACAAGTTATGTCTTATGGATCTAATTTAGATACAATACAAGATGTTGTAGACTTTTTACTAGGTTATGAACAATGGTTAAAAGCCCAGGGATTTAGATTTGAATATTACGATGGTGAAGAACAAGTACTTTCAGACTGGAAAAATAGTTGTAGAGAGTTTATGTTTTGGAGTACACAAAATTGGACAGAAGGCGCACTTATTGCACTAAGTCCAGTCGCTGATGAAATAAACTTTGAAACTGAATATTCAACAGTTGATAATATATTTGATAATTTTTACGGCTACAGTTTATTAAAAGCAGACGGTACTAAGTTTTCAGAAGAATTTACAAGAATAAGCAGACAAGATCCAAACAAATTTAAAATACGTCCGAGAAAAACTAGTGACGGTGTGTATGCTGTACAAATACCAATAATAAGAAAAGAACATATTGTATTATTAGATAATACAACAGTGTTTGGTGATGTAATATATCAACCACCTACAGGTTACCGTCAGGACAGAATACGTTCATTGGGATATAGAACTGTAGATTGGGATGGTAGTTTAAATATACCAGGCTTTATATATGACCAGGCTATTGTTACAGAATGGGAACCTTGGGAAGACTACAACATTGGCGCATTAGTTAAGCATAAACAATTCTTTTATAGTGCAAACAATAAACTAACTGGTAGTGAAATATTTGAAGCATCTAGCTGGACACGTCTTGCTAATAAACCGGAAAGTAAATTACTTACTAACTTTGAATATAAAACAAATCAGTTTGCTGACTTTTATGATCTAGACACAGATAACTTTGATGTAGAACAACAAAAGTATGCACAACACTTAATCGGATACCAGAACAGAGATTACTTAGCAAACATTATTAATGACGATGTGAGCCAGTACAAGTTCTATCAAGGAATGATTAAAGAAAAAGGTACATTAAATAGTCTTAATAAGTTGTTTGACGTACTTAGTGGAGCTGATAAAGAAAGCATTGATTTTTACGAAGAGTGGGCAATTAAACAAAGCCAATACGGAGCGAGTGAAGGATTTGACGAAGTTGAATTTAAATTAGACGAATCTAAAATTAGATATAATCCGCAACCGTTTATTCTTACTAACGATTTCACAGGCGAAGAAACTGATTTAATTTATAGAATATCTGATTTCCAAGTTTATAAAAAGCCAGCAAAATATAATAATAAGCCGTTCCCTACAACTGATGATTTACCACAATTTACAAAGTCACCTGGATATGCACATATTGAAGATGTATCGATTATATTAAGTGAGTATATAGATCTTGTTAATGTAGACTTTAATAGAATTAAAAACAATCAATATCTTTGGGTAGGAGACAGGAATGCGCAATGGAATATATATCAGCATGTAAACTCCGGTTATACTATTACAAGTATTAAAGGAAATGCTACAGCAGTTAGTGTTGGTTCATCAGATAAAGATCAGTTTAAAATTACAATTGATACTTCTGTTACAGATATAAAAGTTGGCGACATTGTTGGCATTTATGATCTTATTGAAACTGATTACACTACAACTGATAGTACATATCCAATAGCAAATCAAACAACAGTAGATGTTGACGGATTCTTTAAAATACTTAAAATTAGTGTAAACGAAATTATTATCGAAACTAACAAAGTAATTTCCGACGTTAATCAATGTAAAGGAATCTTAACAAAATTTACTCCAGTAAGAGCAGAATCTTATGAACAAGCAAATAGTATTGCACAAGCAGGCATTGAAAAAGATAGCCTACTATGGGTTGATAGTGATGACAGCGGCGATTGGAGAGTTATTAAAAATAATAAACCATTTAACTTATTACAGCGTATTGAAGGCGAAGATAGAGTACCGTTTAATAGTTTCTCAGATGCAATAGCTATTGATAATAGAAATGTTACAATGGCAGTGTCAACACCTTTAAGTGGATCATTAGATATAAACGGTGATCCGGTAGCAGGCGATGGAAAAGTTTTTGTTTACACTAGAGGCGGCAATAATCAAAACTTCCAATTTACACAAATTGTTGAGCCAGTAACACCAATAGCAGATTTACAAAAAGGATTTGGTAAAGGACTTGGAATTAGTTCAGATGGCAAATATTTAGTTATTGGTTCACCAGATAGTTCAAATGTAAAAACTAAATTTAAAGGATTGTACAGTACTACAACTGATTATCAAAACACAGAAATTGTTTCATACAATGATCAATTATGGGAAGCTGTAATTGATATTAATGGTGCTAATTTATCACAGCCGTTTGGTAGCTTTACAGCAATGGTCGAAGTATTATTAGACAACAATATTACTGGTGGCGAAATACAATTTAACAATTTACTAGCAGGTAATTATCCGTTTGTAAATACTGAAACAAATCACATACTAGTAAGAGCCGGCAAAGACCAATATACAGCAACAGGCCCAGGCGATACTGTTTTCTTAGATTGGTATGCTACTACAACGGCAAACCAAGGACAAGATCCTGCTAATTTAACTAGAGCTCCGTTTGGAGGAGAGTTACCGTTAGTAACTGAAGCGTTCTTAGAAAGTGGATTAGTAGTACAAAAGAAAATTGATGTAGTATTATATATTGATGCATTTTCAGTAATACCAAGCATAGGCGATCAAATAGACGCACAGGGAGTATTTGGGTATGTAGAATACGTATACCAAGAAGGTCCAAGTTGTGTAGTTTATGTAAGCGGTAGTGTAGGTGTTTGGCAAGAGACTGAAGCATTGTACTTAGAAACAGGAGAGTTTATAGGACAATATGTTCGTAACGCTCCTAAGGAATTAGCGCAAGTAGACACTACAGAAGATTTAGGCGGCTATTGGTGGTTTGATCTTCCTGCAACAGTAACAACAACAAGTATTGTTGAAGATGAAGGTAGAGCATTAGCAATTTATAATATTGTTCCTGCAGGTAAAACAGCAATTACATCCGCTGGTGGAAATATTTACGATTATAATAATACTGAAATATTTGAAGGTGCTAACAATATTAACAGTTATATTAGAACACTTACATCTGAAGGTACGCCAGGCGCATACGGAAACTTTGATATTATTGAGAGTGATTTGTTTGTAGTTAGATCTCCCAAAACACTCACTGACATTCTTGCTGTCGGCGACGATGTTAGTTTATTAGTGTTAAATCTTCCAAACTTAAATGATCAATCGTATGTTGATATTACACCAGCAGGAATAAATTATACAGAAACAAATAAATCACATACACTGTTTGATTTGTGGGACGGTTACATTGAATTTTCTTTAGATGAGCCGGATGACTTTGGTAATTATTATGAGCCACTAGTTGGACAATTTGTAAGAGATACTACAACAGGTGCAACGGCACAAGTTGCTTTCTATCAAAGAGATTCTAGAAACGCAACAATATTTGTTAAAGATGTTCAAGGTACAAACAACTGGTCATTAGGTAGTGAAAACGGTGAACCATCTACTATTGAAATGTTGAGAATACCAACTAATCCATCTCCAGTATATAACGTTACAAGAGATTTAGGAAATATTAAAGCTACGTCATTAGGTAGTACTAACTTAGGCATAGGAAAACTTTGTGTATTCCAGCTTGATGCTGAAATTGTAACTGTTCCTGTAAATGATACTATCATAGGTGCAGAATATATTATCTATAAAGATACTACAATTTTAGGATTACCAACAGATGCAAATATTCCGTCTTCCTTAAACTTAGATTGGAAAAATACATACAGAGTTCCGGTAAATGCTGATGGAGAAGCATTACCGTTAAACAATTATGGTATGTTCTCTGTATACATTAGAGAAAACGTAAGCACATTTACTCCACAAGGCTCCTTTATTGTTCCTGAACAAATTGACGGATTGCGCATAGGATCCAATATTAAAATAGCCAAGCGTAACGAATTGTATAAAGCATTTATTGGGTGTGCTGGCAATGGCACAGAAGCTAATCCAGGTAGAATTTACTTTTTAAACAATGGAATAGACGAAGAAGGAATATCATACAACTGGGACCTTGCTAAAGATAAGAGATACAAAGGTGCATTTGGTAATGATAAAGATTACTACTTAAATGATATCGTGTTTAATGATGGCAATTTTTACACTGCACAAACTAACATAGCAAACGGTGATAGCTTTAATATATTAGATTGGCAACTTGCTACTGACGATAAAATTAAAAGTATTGATTATATTGGATATATACCAAACGATACTGACCATGTTTATAATAATGATTCATCCTTAAAACTTGATGCAACTGGGTTGACATCGTTTGGTAAAGATTTTGATATTAGTGACGACGGTGAAGTATTAGTTGTTACAGCAGAGTACACAGGCGCTGCTAACAAAGTTATTGTTTATAGAAACGTAAATGATAACTATCAAAATTATCAAGAATTTGAAGCAACGCAAGTAGATGACGGATTTGGCACTCAAATAAGTGTAAGTCAAGACGGCACAATGATTGCAATATCTGCTCCTAATGCTAACACTATAGCTGGCGATGAAAGAGGCACGGTATACATTTATACTTACAACTCTAAAGCTAGTGTAAGAGCATTTGAACTAACACAAACACTAGTTAGTTCTAATCCAGTTAGGGGTGAAATGTTTGGCGGAAACATTGACTTTGACGGAAACATGTTATATGTCAGTGCATTTGCTGCACCTAGTGATGACGAAACATTATTTGATGCTTATCAAGAACGTTTATATCCTGAAAGCATTAAGCCTGGAGAAAAATATTTACTAGATCCTAATTCAGCAGGAACAACAGCAACAACATTTGATAACGGATTTACATCGTTTAAAAATATTATAGCTACAAATGGTGTAGTATATGCTTATGATAGAATTGAAGATAGTTTAATATTTGGACAAACACTTGATCTTAATAGTCCTAACATAAGATTCTTTGGTAAAAATATTAAAGCTAAAAATAACCACTTGTATGTTGCATTACCTAGCTATGATAATGTAAATACTGACGGCACATCTACTAACAAGCCGGGGCTAGTACTAGATTACAGACGTAATGACAGTGATAAAATATGGGAAACATACAGAGCACCTAGCAAGCCTGTTAACTTAGAAAAAATAAAACGTGCAATGTTGTACAACAAAGATAAAAATATTATTTTACAACATTTAGATTATATCGATCCTGTACAAGGAAAGATTGCTGGCCCAGCCGATCAAGAAATTCGTTATAAGTCTAGTTTTGATCCAGCAACCTATGATGTAGGCACTTCGGATTTAGATGTTGACACTACTCAATCTTGGGGGTCAATACATGTTGGCCAAGTATGGTGGGATCTAACAACTTCTAAATTTGTAAACACATATCTAGATGGTAGTACAACTTACAAAAATAATAACTTTAATAAGTTATTTGAAGGATCTAGTGTTGATGTTTATGAATGGGTTGAATCTAAACTAAAACCCGAAGCTTGGGACACACTATCTTTACAACCAGAAGGCGAAGCTAGAGGAGTTACCGGCACAACAAAATATGGTCCGGCAGCATATACTGAAAATCGCGTGTACGATAAAATTGCAGAAACATTTACTTCTTACTACTACTATTGGGTAAAAAATAAAACTTCGGCTCCTAGCTTAGAAGGTAGAAATCTTAGTGTAGCAACTATTGCTAAGTTAATCGAAGATCCAAGCGGTTCAGGTTACAAGTTTATTAGTTTGTTTGGTGATAATTCTTTTGCATTACACAACTGTGAATCTTTAATTGAAGATCAGTCTACAATATTAAACATTCAATATTGGACATACAGTAACAAATATGATAACATACATAATCAATACCAAATTTTAGCTGAAGGTCTTGGCACAAGTAAACCTAATGCAGAAATAGAACAAAAATGGTTTGATAGTTTAGTAGGATACGACAAGCAAGTGCGCCCTGTTCCAGATCCTGCATTAACTGTTAATGAAAGATACGGAATGCTTAACAAGCCGAGACAGTCTTGGTTTGTTAACAGAGTTGAATCGTTAAAACAATTAGTTGAGCGTACTAATACAGTTTTAAAAAGTAACTTAGTTACTGATGAAAAGGATATTTCTAAATTACTAGATTTTGATTCTGCACCAACTTTAATATCACGACATTATGATGTAGCTGTAGATACTGAAATTGATTTACAATTTGTAGGAGTTTCTAGATTAATACAAACAGAATTACTACCAATTATAGAAGACGGTAAAATTGTACGTGTTGATATTGCAAACTCTGGCAGAGGATACAAAACAGCACCAACATACACTATTGCAGGTCAAGGCACTGGCGCTGAATTCGAAGTAGTAATAAACACAGCTGGACAAATAACAGAAGTAAACGTACTTAATACAGGGTACAATTATAATAACAACACACAAATTAAAGTTCGTCCGTTTACAGTTTTAGTAAATGCTGATAGTAATATTAGAGGTAACTGGGCATTATACCAAAGAGACTACACTGCTAGAACTTGGGACAGAATTAACAGTCAATCATATGATGTAACCAAATACTGGTACTATTGTGATTGGTATGCAACTGACTACAGTACATTTACTGAAATAGACCATGTTATTGATCAAAGTTATAGCTTACAGGGCCTTAACGATCAGTTTGGTGATATTGTTAAGATTCTAAATGTAGGAACTCAAGGTTGGTTACTATTAGAAAAAATTGACAGCCAAGATACAACAGACTATACTGTTAACTATAAAACAATTGGTAAACAAAACGGAACAATACAACTAAGCGAAAACTTGTATAACTTTGATCTAAGTAGAGTTGGGTTTGACACACAAACGTTTGACACACAATTCTTTGATAGCCAGCCAATTACAGAAACAAGAATTGTATTAGAAACATTGAGAGATAGTATTTTAGTTGATGATTTAGCATCAGAGTACAATAAATTATTCTTTGCAAGTTTGCGTTATGTATTTACAGAGCAAGGATATGTTGATTGGGCGTTTAAAACAAGTTTTGTAAAAGCACAGCACAATGTAGGAAGTCTAAGTAATCGTGTTACATATAAAAACGATAGTCTTGAAAGCTATGAAAAATATATTAACGAAGTTAAGCCTTACAAAGCTAAAATTAGAGAATATGTTTCGGACTATACGACTATTGAAAAGTCTGGAAGTGTAGTAAGTGATTTTGATAATCCTCCAAAGTACAATAGAGATACACAATCAATTGGAGTTAGTGATGTAAGAGTCATTAACGGACTACTAGCAGGAACACTTGAAGACTATAATACATATCCAAACAAGATGTGGTTAGATAATGCTTCTTACAAAGTTATTGAAATATCAATTGCAGATACAGGATCGGGCTATTTAAGTGCTCCACAAATTATTATTGAAGGTAATGCAACAGCAAAAGCTTCTTTAGGCCCAGGCGGCAAACTATCATCAGTTACTATTGTTAATTCAGGAAGTGATTATATTGTTGCACCAACTGTAACAGTTAACGGTACACAGGCAGATGGCGGCACGCCAGCAAAGATATCAGCTAAAATTGGTGATAGCTTAGTTAGGTCTATGCACACTACAGTTAAGTTTGATAGAGTTAGTGGAACATATTTCATTACGCAATTAAATGAAACTGAACAATTTGCAGGCACTGGAAGTGCTACAGATTTTAATCTAAAATGGCCAATGGACATGCGAACTAACACAATTGAAGTTACAATCAATGACGAGTTAGTACTAAACAGTCAGTATGAATATAAAAATTATATTGATACAACAGGCACTTTTAACAAATATTATGGAAGAATAGTATTTGATCAACCACCAGCAAATAATTCATTAGTAGTTATTAACTATAAAAAAGCTATAGACTTACTAGATGCACAGGATAGAATTAGTTTATTCTATAATCCAACTAGTGGACAAATAGGAAAAGATATTACACAGTTAATGGAAGGCGTTGACTACGGCGGCGTCCAAGTTAAGAGTTATGAGTTTGCAGGTCCTACAGGATGGGATACAGATAATTGGTATGCTGGATCTTGGGATATCTTTGATCAAGATTTTGATGACGAGTCCTTTGAAACAGATGGTTCAACATTAGTATTTGACCTAAGTGCTCCGCTACAATCAGGTGTAAAATATAATGTTTACATTAATGGAAAACGTGTAGATGACGATGCTTGGGACGGAACTACAAGTGCAGATAGTTTAAACAATAAAAAAGCATTTATGGCTCCGATTATTGGAGACGGAGTAACTAACACGTTTACTTTTGAAAATGAAACAGGCTATTATAACTATCTTACTGAAATTAATCCAACATGGCAAGATAATCCACCAAAAGAAATTATAACAGTACGTAGATCTACATCAGATGGTTCATTAGCACCGGGCCAAGATAGTTTTGATACAGCATTACAAGGTGGTGACTTAGCATATACTACAGCACTTGGTATTAAAGCAGAAGAAATCAATGTAGACGGAGACGGATTTGTAACACCAACAACATCAAAAGGACCAGAAGAAACTATTCCAGGACAAGTACTTGATACATTAGATATTACTGTATACGAAAGACCAGTAAGTGGTTCTAGTTTAATGCAAAGTCACATATTCAAAGGTGACGGAACTACAACAGTGTTTAATCTAAGAGAAAAACCTATCTCATATGAAAGTGTTATTGTTAAAGTTAACTATGCTGTAGTTTATGGAAAAACTAATTACAGAATTGATTTTGACAATAACCAAATAGCATTTTATGAAGCGCCGGCAGTAGGCGACAATGTTGTAGTAATGACTATGGGAATTTCCGGAGAAAATATACTTGACTATGATGAGTTTATAGCAGACGGAACTACACAAGAATTTTTAACTAACATTAAATTTGCTAACACAATAAAAGCGTATGTAACTGTAAACGGTGATAGTTTAGCTTATGAGTTAATTGAGTCTGATGATAGTTACGAAGTACCAGGAAATTGTGTATTAAGATTCGTTCAACCACCAGAAGCTAATAGATTAATACAATATGGATTATTTGACAATGATATACAGTCATTTAGCCAAGTTACAATTGATGAAATTACAGCAGATGGTTCTTCCACTAGTTATGAGTTATCAAAAGCACCGTTCAGTCAAGATCCATCACAGTTCTATACTATTGTTACAGTTGGTAATGATTCAAATATGAAAGTTCTCAATGCAGGGTACAGTGAAGTGTTTACTGTTGAAGAAAATGTATTAGAATATAAAATGAAAGTATGGCAAACTCCAGTTGGGTCGTTGTCAGGCACACGATTAAAAGTATTCCTAAACGATGTAGAAATTAGATTCTTGCAAGACTGGACTTTTGAAGGTGCTAGTTCCTTTAATCCAAACATTACTCCAGAAGCACAGCCAGGAAGTACAGTGATACTTAATAGGGGGTTTGCTGCAGTAGGTGATAAACTAAAGGTATATGTCATGGATGATGGCGATTATAGATTTGGCTATTGGACAGAAGATGATGAATTTGTTGATACTACTGGCACCGACAGTGCTACATCAATAATACATTTTGATAACACATATGAAGCGGGTGAACTTATAAGAGTTTACCAATTTAGTAATCACGATGGTCAAGGAATTGACAGAGAACATTATGACGTAGTCCAACGTACTGAAATGACATACCAGTCAAAAGGCTATTATGACTATAGACAACTTAAGAAAGGTTTAATTAAATTAAGAGATCAAGCCGTTGGTGTTGATTATGTATGGGTAGCACTAAATGGTCGTTGGTTAACTCCTACAGCAGATTATATACTATTAGATAATAAACAATACATTGAGTTTACTAGTAAAGTAGACGACGGCGACAGCATTGAAATTATTCACTTTAGTAATCCTCCAATATCAAATAAGTTTGGTTGGAGACAGTTTAAAGATATGCTAAACCGTACACACTATAAGCGTTTAGCAAAAGAAGACCAGTATGTACTAGAGCAACCTCTAAATTGGTATGATAGATCAATTACTGTTGTTAACAAAATAGGTAATTTACCTAGTCCAGATCCAAAGAGTAATATTCCAGGTGTTATCTTTATTGACGGCGAGCGCATTGAATTCTTTAGAAAAGAAGAAAACGTGCTTAAACAACTACGTAGAGGCACATTAGGTACGGGTGTTAAGGATTTACATACCGCAGGTACTAGCTTTTATAATCAAAGTGCAGACAGTACTATACCTTATAGTGATACTGAAGAAAATGTAGTAGCACTATCGGGTCAATATCAAGATATGTCAATTACATATCCAAATGATAGTATTGAAATGAGTGTAACAAGTATTGCTTATAACTTTAATAACAACACAGTATTTCCATTAGGTGGACAAGTAGCAACAGTCGACGGAGAAGGCTTCCGTTTAGGTGTTAAAGTGTTAGTTCAAGATAAAGAATGTGCAACAGACTATGTAAGTGCAACACAACTAACATTTACAACACCGGCTATGGATGTTGGGTCATATGATTTGGTAATTATTAATCCAATTGAAACAGAACCGGTATATAGACCGTCTTCTACATTAGTTGTACCTAAGTATCTACCTTATGTGCAGATACTATTACCTTATGCACCTAAACCAGTAACTTATTGGCCAGATGGATCAGTTAAAGTACAAAACCCGGCAGTGTTGAATGAATGGTACACTACCGATTTTGATAATGGCGGTATTCCAAGTGAAACATATTGGGAAGCACTAGACATTGAAGTATTTGCTAATGGACGTAGATTGCGTAAAAACCCAATCGAAGTATATTCAGTAGATGAAGGACAGTATAGTCCAGATGGTGACATTTATTTAGAAGCAGAATATGCCGTTAACAAAAACGTTGGAGCATATGTGCGCCTAACTACGCCACCACAACCAAATACTGTGCTAACTATAGTTAGAAAGCAAGGTTTAATCTGGAATGAAATAACAAATGAAACAACAGGCGACTATAAACCACTGGCTCAGTCTAATACAAAGGTAGCAACGTTCTTACGCGGAAAGAGTATTGATCTACCGCGATAAATACATTGACAGGAAATAAAAATGACAGATAAATTTTTAGATAAACAGGGTATATTCTTAGAAGGACATGTAAAAATACATGATCCATCAACTGGAGAAGTACTCCTTAATAAACGTAATGCAATACATTATGAAAATATGAGTATTGCTCTTGCAGAAAGTTTAAGTAATGCAGGCCAGGGATGGGTGCATGAAATGAGCTTCGGCAACGGCGGTACAAGTTTGGATCCAACAGGCATCATTACGTACCTAACGCCTAATAGCACAGGTACAAATGCAAGTTTGTATAACCAAACATTTGCAAAGGTAGTTGATGACAGAAGTGTTAACAACGTTGACCCTGCTAGAAACAAGATAGACATACGACACGTAAGCGGAACAAATTATACTGATATATTAGTTACTTGCTTACTAGACTACGGTGAGCCAGATGGCCAGGATGCTTTTGATACAGCAAGTAATACTGAAAGTTTATATGTTTTTGACGAATTAGGATTGAGAGGGTATGATCCAGATGGCACAGGCCGTTTGTTAACACACGTTATTTTCCATCCAATACAAAAATCGTTAAACAGGCTTGTACAAATTGACTATACAGTAAGAGTACAAAGTTTAACAGGATTTAACGAGGGATAATAAATGTCATATACAATTAATTATACAGATGTTGCAAATAAAGGTACTATTACAGTTGAAGACAGCACTATTAATAGAGAAACCACACTTGGATTTCCAGGGCGTAATTCTACAGCATATGGTGCAACAATTGCAGAAAACTTTCTACACTTATTAGAAAGTTTTGCATCTAATAATCCGCCAAGTAGTCCAGTCGAAGGGCAACTTTGGTATGATAATACATTAACTGAAGAAAAGTTAATGGTGTATAATGACACAAACTGGGTACCGGCAAGTGGTATTTCTAAATCAATTAATACTCCAGCTATTGCACAACTTGGTGATTTATGGGTAGACACAGATAACCAGCAACTATACTTATTTACAGGTGGTGGTTGGGTACTAGTAGGACCTAGTTTCTCAGATGGACTAGCAACTGGTGCAAAAGCAGATCAAATTATTGGTCAAGATAACTTATTATATAATATTTTAAGAATTGAAGTATCAGGACAAACTATTGGTATCCTTAGTGGGTCTGAAGTTCCGTTTATTCCTAAATCTACTATTGCAGGATTTGCAACAATTAATCCAGGATTTAACTTAATTAATAAAGATACCGATAATGACGGATTGAGTAATTATAAGTTCTTTGGTACAGCTGAAAAAGCAGAAAATTTAATTGTAAATAATGAAATTGTTGCCGCAGGAAATTTCTTAAGAGGCAATACTACTAGTACAACAACATTTCCGTTAAACATTCAGAATAACCAGGGTATTAACTTTGGCGTAAATGCAGAACTTACAGTTGGAGTTGAAGGTAATGCTGGTGTAATTCAACATAATATTGGCGGATCAAATATTGATATGCGTGTTAGAAACAACGATGTTGCTAAAACAGTTATACGTGTTGATTCGAACTTGCGTGTTGGTATTAATACAGAAGCACCAGAACAAGCACTTGACGTTGTAGGCAACATTCAATCAAGCGGCGGCATTGCTATTAATGATACAACTCAAAGTACGACTATTAATAATGGCGCATTGCAAGTACGTGGTGGCGCAGGCATTAGACAAGGTCTAAATGTAGGCGGCGAAACAAAACTTTCTAATTTACTTACTACAAACAGTATAGTTCCAGATGATAATAATATTAGAGATTTAGGTTCTTCGACAAGGTATTATAGAAATACTTATTCAAGTAACTTTATTGGAACGTTAGACGGAACAGTTAACGGTAAGGTTAACGGTCCATCAACATCATCAGCTAACTTAATTAACAAAACTACATTTATTATGCTTGGCGATGTAGCAACACTTGTTCCTGTTGAATTTGATGGAGCATATCAAGACCCACAATTTGATAACGGATCAACTACAGATGAAAATGGTGTAGTAACAGTTATAGCACCAGGCGAAGTGCCACTAACAAAAACGTTTAGAACAGAAATTTCAAATCAATTTATATCAAAGAAACCGCGTGAATCAGATGTTGCATCAGATGACTTATTATTGTTTAATGATGTAGACGGTTCTACACCAGGTCTTAAGAGTGTTACTAAAGAAAACTTACTAAAAACTATTCCAAGAACACCTGCTGGTGTACTAATGCCATATGGTGGAGATGTTGCTCCAGACGGCGGCAACTGGATTTTATGTGATGGTAGAGAACTTGATAAGACAGATTATCAAGCATTGTTCCAAGTACTTGGTTATAAATTTAAACCAGAGTCACAAGTTGGAAATAATAACTTTGCTGTACCAGACATGCGTGGTAGAATGCCAATGGGTGCTGATAATATGGGCGGACAAAGTGCTAATATTGTAACAGCAACATCTGCAGATATTGTAGGTGCATTAGATGGTAGTGAAACAAAACTAATTGATAAAACTAACTTGCCTGAACACCAGCATGATATGAAGGACCAAGATAATAACCAATTTTATGCCACACAAGATAGACAAGATCCATCAACAGATACTAATGTTACAGGTATAGACGGCCCAACGGCTACTAATAGTGGCCAGAAATTATCAAATAGTGGTAACGTTATTAGTGATAACCCTGTAGGACAGGATTTTAATATTATGCCACCGACAGTAACAATGAATTACATTATATATTCTGGAAGAGGGTAACAGATGAGTTATAAATTAAATAAAACTAACGGCGAATTATTAGTAGACCTTGTAGATGGTCAACTAGATATTACATCAACAGATATTTCGTTAGTTGGTAGAAATTACAGAGGCTACGGTGAAGCGTTTAATGAGAACTTAATTAAGTTATTAGAAAATTTTGCTAAAACTAGCGCCCCAGGAACACCGCTAATAGGACAACTTTGGTATGATACCGCTGAACAAAGATTAAAAGTTTATACAGGTGATACTTTTCGATCAGCAGCAGGAGCTGTTGTTAGTCAAACACAGCCTAATTTAGTAGCAGGTGACCTTTGGATTGATAGTTTAAATAATAAACTATATTTCTTTGATGGCACTGATACAGTTTTAGTAGGACCACAGTATACAGCTAGTCAAGGTAAAACAGGAACTGAAGCATTTACAATATTAGACGAAAATGGTCAAGACCAAACAGTTCTTCAACTATATATAAATGGTTCATTAACAGGAATTTATTCTAAATCAGAATTTAGACCAAGGGTTAATATTGTAGGGTTTCCAGTAGACGCAGACGACAACAGAGTTCCAAAGCGTCAAATAATACGAATTGGATTTAATCCTGCAAGTACTAGTTTTTGGTTCCGCGGAACAGCACAAAGTTCAAGAGGACTAGTTAGTGACGCTGGCGAAGAATTTCAAGAAACTAACTTTATGAAAACTGACAGAAACACTAGTACAACTGGTTCGTTAGCGGTTAAAAACGCTGGAGGGTTAACGGTTGGAGTTAGTGATACTGTATATGCAGCATTAAAAATTGATAATAATTACATTACTACATTAGAAACACAAAGAATTGGTAGAGATTTTACTATTAGAACTCGTAGAGGTAACTTATTTGATAATGCATTTTATGCAGATTCAGATCTAAAGCGTGTTGGAATTTACACAACAACTCCTCAAGTAGATTTTGATGTAGTAGGCGACGGTAGATTTTCCGGAGACTTAGAAGTTCAAGGAAATTTAACAATACAAGGCGATACAACTTATCTTAATGTGTCGTCACTAAGGGTTGAAGATAAAAATATTGAACTAGGATTAATGAATGATAGTGCAATTGGCGACGATGCAGTTGTTGATGGTGCTGGAGTAATTATACGTTCAACAGACGGCAATAAGTCGTTAACATGGGAAAATGAAACAGGTAGCTGGACATTAAGTGAAGACTTAGATCTAGCAACTGGTAAAACATTCAATATTAATAACGTAACTAAACTATCAACAGATAGATTACATGATTCGGTATTGTATGCTACAGGACTTATACAAGTTGGTAGTTTATCAACTCTAACAGTAGTAGGTAATGTTACAATTAATGATAATCTAATTTCAAGTAATGCACTTGCAATTAGTAGTAACGGTACAATAACTATCAACAATCAACTCATCACTGGCGCAGATACGCCAACTAGTGCTAGAGTTGCTAATAACCTAGGAGGCACAGAAGATTTAGACTCTAGTGTTGCTACTAAAGGTTATGTTGATCAAGAAATTAGTGCAGAACCGGTAACAATAGCATTAGATGCTACTGGAATGGTAAATCCATCGTCAGTATTTTCTGATAACATCGGACCGCACGAAGATATTAAAGATGCTATAGAATATCTATACCCGGCAGCACAAAAACAAGCCGGTAGCTATGCAAGGGTGTATGCAACATCATATATTGATGCACCAGTAACAGGTATTGATGTAAATTCTGCAATAACAAAAACTACAGTTAATGTGTATGTTGATCCTGACGATAGTTCAACACCAGAATTTGACAGTGTACTAAAAGATATTACAATTAGTTCAGTATCTGGTTCTGCTAACTTATCACCGTCAAGGGCTAAGGTAGAGTTTCAAGTAGTAGGAGGAGTATGGCAATGGCAACGAACCATACCAGTTTAACAAATCAGATAAATACTAAGTCGCAATAGGGGTTTAATAAATGGCATATACAATAGATACATACAGCAACGGAAGGTCTTGGAAAATTGAAGACGGTACTGTTGATCAAACTACTGATTTAAAATTAGTAGGTAAAAATTACGCAGGTTACGGTGAAATACAAAATGAAAATATGGTATTTTTACTGGAAAACTTTGCAGGGCAAACTGAGCCACCGAGAAAGATATCAGGTCAAATTTGGTTTGATACAGGTAACAGTAAATTAAAATTTTATGACGGAATTAAATGGCGTACAACAGGTGGCGCAGAAGTTAGTTCAACAGTTCCAACAGGCCTTAAAGAAGGTGACTTTTGGTGGGACCAAAATAACGAACAACTTTACACATATAACGGCGGCGACTTTGTACTTATCGGACCCCAGAGTGCAGGATCAGGCCAAACACAAATTGTAAGCCGTACAGTACGCGACACTACTGGCTCTAGTAGAGGCATTATTACAGCAGTTGTAAATGACGAAGTTATATTTACTGTAAGTTCACAAGATTTTACAATTGATACAAGTGATGTAGACTCTAATATTTTAGGATTTGATAGAATACGTCAAGGTCTTACATTAAAGAACACACTAAACAGTAGCGGTGGTATTACATCAGGTGACTGGAGACTAGTAGGCACATCTACTAACTCAGAAAAACTTGGTGGATTATCAGCTAACTCATATGTACTAAAGACAGATGCTAACTTTAGTCAACTAGCTCGCTTTTCAGATCTAGGTATTGCTATTGGCGATTCAAACGATTTAAAAATTAAACAAGAAATTATTACTGGTAACGGCACACAAGTAGAACGTCCGATAATTTCAAACGAAACTGGCGGCAGTATTGCATTTAAAGCTAAAAATAATTCAGGTGTTGTAGTTAACTCAATACAAGTATTAGCAAATGCAATTATTCCTGGTTACGTAAACGGCACAGAAACACAAAACAAGCCAACTGCAACACTTTCTACTATGGGTACAGCACAGTATCCTTGGCAAGAAATGTATGCAAAAGACTATATTGGTTTAGGAACAGCTTCGAAAGGTCTAATACTAGAAGATGATGTTGATGCATATGTATTCGACTTTACAAATGGCGTAGCTCCTCCTGCTAACTTACTAAGAAAGCCTAGCAAAGCGGCCGCGGCAAATACAGTAGTAGTAAGAGATCAAGACGCAGATATTTACGCAAATTACTTCCAGGGTATTGCAACAGAAGCACTATATGCTGACTTAGCAGAGAAATATACTACAGATGCTGAATATCCAGTTGGTACAGTAATGGCAGTTAGCTTAGATGATAATGCAGAAGCAACACAAGCAATGCGTGATACTATGGCAATTGGCGTTATATCATCTAAACCAGCATACTTAATGAATAAAGCATGTGACGGACAAGCAATTGGTCTTAAAGGCCGAGTTCCAGTTCGTATTATTGGTCCAGTTAGAAAAGGACATTCAGTATTTGTCGACGAAAGCGGATGCGCAAGCACTATGATCAATGGCGGATGCTTAGTAGGCATAGCACTTGAGACTAATCTCGAAGAAGACGAGAAATTAGTTGAGTGTGTGTTGAAGGTATAAATAATAGTAGCACTTAATTAGGAAGAAACGAAAATGCCAGATTTAGTAAGAGGTACCAATGATCCCCAGGGTGCTTCTAGAATTACCGCAGCTAACTACAACGATCTACAGTCGTCTGTTGCAGATTTACTTGGTGATGGATTTGCTGATACTGGTTATGGACAAGAACCTGTTAGTTCAGCACTATTAGCATCAGACATAGTAAGAGCCGAACACATGAATTTGTTAAGAGACGATATTAACAGAATCCAAGTACACCAAACTGGAAGTCTTAGTTCGTTATTAGAACTTGTTCCAGGAGAAAGAGTTAGTGCTAATGACATCGGCGGCATAGTTGATAAAGGATTCAACCAATTTGTTGCTGTTGTTAATATTTTAATAGCTAATAAAGATGTAGTTGATGGAACCCAAGTAACACTTGAAACAGCAACTACTAGTACACGTTTTGCAGCCTGGAATGGTAAAGTAGTACATAGTTTTACAGTAGCATTTGATAATGCTACACACAGACGTGCTTATTTTAACGCTGGCGGCCAAATACAACTAAGTGCAACTATTGAAGGTGATACTACACAAAAAGGCGCAGACTGGAATTCTATATTAACAAATATGGGAACAATTAAGTTTAGTGCTAATACAACTTCAAAAACAGGTTCGGCAGGAATATTACAACCTGTTGGTAATTATGATTTGACAACAAGTTATCAAAAGATATTCGAACGTAGAGGGCAAGCTGATTACTACGCAGAAAATAGATTTTTTATATATGCTAAAGAAGTAAGCAATCAGGCAATTCAATTTAGTATAGAATTTGAGGACAACGACCAGGGCGACCCAAATGATGATGAATTAATCCGCGGCACAATAACTAGTATAGTTAAACAATTAAGACCAACCGGATCTTACGTAACTGTAAGCTCGCCATCATACAGCACACAATCTGCATTATCTGAAGGAGATTAATACGTGGTAGCAACTGGCGGAATTGTTAATAAGAGCGAATATGTAGCGTTATCGGATCGATTAGTCGCTATACTAGGCAACGGCTCTGGCCAAACTGGCTACGGACAATATGTGAGTTCAGCGTTCTCGAGCTTGCGTAATCCTGGTACACCAATAATTGAAAACATCCATTGGAATCTTTTAAAAAACGACATTAATAAAGCCTATAATCACCAAACTGGTGGAAACTCAGGAATAACGTCAATTGACGATGGTGCTATTATCGGTGCAGATGCATCTGGCACAAGTGTTACTAGAATATCGGGTGATACATTTAGTATTAATGGTACTAACACTCTTGAAGGTATTAATGATTTTAATACTAAAATTACACAAATTGAATCATCAGCTAATTCTATTGCTGCAGGACAGTTTGATCTTACTACAGGAAGACAAGCTGTAAATTCTTCAAGAACTACGCCCTGGGGTGTTAATAATATTAATATTATGGTATATTCAGAATTTACTGTTGAGTTCCAAGGCGGATATACTACAACAAATAGTTCCGGCACTTCAATGACAGCTAGTGCTACAGACCATCGTAGACACTTTTTTAATGCCGGTGGTGAAATTAGATTGAGTGCGGGACTTACTGGCTCAACAGCAAAAGACTCAGACTGGGGTACACTGTTAGGTAACATGGGTCAAGTTATTTTTGGTAAAAATGCTACTACAAATGGCACAGGTACAGGTCGAGCAAGAGACGGATCAACTAACGTAGATAATGTCGGCGGCATTGAAAGTGCATTAGGTAATTATCAAGCAACAACTGGTTACCAATTAATATTCCAAAAGAATGGTTCTCAAGCAGAATACGCTGAAAACCTTGTAGCTATATATGTGAAACGAAACAACACAGCTACTACTCTTACATTTTTGTTTGAATTTTACGATAATGACTCAGGCGACCAAACTGGTATCGGCCCTGGCGTTGATGAAAATGTTTTATCTGGTGGAGGAAGTCATTTTTGTGGCCTTGACTTTAAACGTCCTAATGCAGCAAACGGAGTTGATATTCCGGCACCAGCTGTAGCAGTCCAAACGGAATTACGCCTCACATAACACTTGACAAATGCTTTTTCAGGCTATATAATATATACTATACCTGGAGAATTATATGGACGAGAGATTAGAACAAGCGTTAGACTTTTCAAACTACATGGTTACATTAAATAACCAACGTAGAGTTATTCATGAACAATTTTTAGAAACTTGTGTACATTATTTAAATGGAGGCAAATTTTCTATAAGCCGAGATTTAATTACCTTTTGTCAAACACTACGACATAATGATCAAGATAGTGCAATTCTAATTGACGACAACAATACTCCTGTTGAAGTAGAAGATCTACAGAAATTTCTAGATGATATTCTTGATATTTACTTTACTACGTCTTATGAATATCTTGATGAATATAATAAAATTAAAAAGAATAGAAAAGTAGAAGGTCTTGTTAATTTATGAGTAAAGGTGTACTATTATTTGCACAAAACAATCACTCAATTGATTATATTAAACAAGCAATATTTTGTGCTAAAAAAATTAAAAAACACCTTGGTATACCTGTAGCAATTGCCACAGACAATTCAGATTATCTAAAAGCTACATATCCTTATTACGAAAAATATATTAGTCATGTAATAGAGTTAGACTGGTACGAATGTAAACAAAAGCGCACATACCGAGATGGTACTATGAGCAAAAAAGATTTAGAATGGCGAAATCATGATCGTGCAACAGCATATGATATATCACCGTTTGACGAAACTATAGTAATGGATACTGATTTTATTATTGGTAATGATATTTTATTAAATGCATTTGATACAGACCAAGATTTTTTAATATTTCGTCACATAACAGATCTTAATATGGATAGGCCTGATGAATACAGGTTTAATAAAATTAGTGATCGAAGTATAGACATGTATTGGGCTACAATATTTTATTTTAAAAAGTCAGAAGGCATGAAACGGTTCTTTGATCTTATAACTCACATTAAAGATAATTGGAATTTTTATAGACTTACGTATCAAATTGTAAATAAAACCTATAGAAATGATTTTGCATTTAGCATTGCAATACACATATTAAATGGTTTTCAGAGAACCAACTGGCCAAATGTATTACCAGGAAGACTATGGTTTACTAGCGATGCTGATGTGTTAGTAAAATTAGAAGACGAAACTTATACTTTTTTATTAGATAAAAAACATTGGGTAGGACATTATCATGCAGGTTGTGTAAAAGATGTAAACATCCATATTCTAAATAAGTTTGCACTAGATAGATTTATTGACGAGGACTTAAAAAATGAGTAAAGGTTTTTGTTTATTAGCACAAAATAATTCTAAAACAAACTATATTCGTCAAGCGTATGCACTTGCACTTAGTTTACATTTGTATAACAAAGGTCAGAAGATTAGCTTAATTACTAATGACAAAGTTCCTACAGAATGGCAAGGCGTATTTGATCAAATAGTTCCTATTCCTTGGGACGACAATGCTGAGGACAGTGACTGGAAAATACAAAATCGTTGGAAGGTGTATCATGCTAGTCCTTATGATGAAACTATTGTATTAGAAGCTGACATGCTAATTACATCAGATATAACACACTGGTGGAAAGAACTTTCAAAACGTGAACTATTTTTTGTTAGTAATGTTAGAACATATCGAGACGAAGTTGTAACTAGCAGATTTTATAGAAAAACATTTGACGCAAATGAATTACCTAACTTATATAGTGCATTACATTACTTTAAAAAAGGCGATACAGCAAAAGAGTTTTATAACCTATTAGAAATTATTGTAAACAATTGGGCTTTGTTCTATTCTAAATATGCGCCAAATGAATACCAAAAATGGTGTAGTATTGATGTGTCGATGGCCATCGCTAGTAAGATATTAGGAAACGAACACGATGTTACTGATCCTAATAGTTTTATTACATTTACTCATATGAAGCCGCTTGTACAAGGATGGTATAACAAACCGGAAAAATGGACAAGGGTTACAGGAAAGTATTTTACTGAAGGTAAATTATTCTTAGGAAATTACTTGCAAAATAGAGTACTACATTATGTTGAAGATGAATTCTTAACAGATGAATTATTAGAGAAGATAGAAAATGGAACTACACTTTTACCTTAACTTTAAAGATGAAACAGGCGAAATTTGGAAATTAACAAATGAGTTAGATGTCTCTACACCTTACATTGAAATTAGTAGAGAAACAATGTTAGATTTTGCAAACGAAGTAAAGAAGATGGATGACTATATGGTTATTCCGTCCAGCGACAAAACATTAAAATATGAAATTGTTCTTAAACATAAAGATTTAGATATTTTTGATGTAGACAAGAGTGTACATCATCTCCCAAAAGTAACTAGTGTAGACACTAACAATGCATTTATAATAAAACAAAATTTAGAAAGTGCAACGTGGACAATCAGTTTAACAAGTGAACTTAGAGAATTATTATCAAGCACTATGTATTACAAAGATAAAAATCAATACATATATGTTACACAAAAAGATAATCCAACAGTGTTATTAGATACACTTGATATAAAAATGTACAATGTGTTGTACTCAGAAAGTTTTAACATGACAGAACAAAATAAAAAGGTTGCTCAGAACCCCGATGTGAGTTTATACTGTGGTAAAGTATTTGAAAACTATTTGCATATTCAGGAGACAGTATGAGTACTATAAAGGTAGTTGACCAAGATATTATATTCTTATCGTATGATGAACCTAATGCAGAAAAAAACTATGCAGATTTGTGTAGTAAAGTACCTTGGGCTAAACGTGTACATGGTGTAGAAGGTAGTGACGCTGCACACAAAGCATGTGCTGACCTAAGTGAAACAGAATACTTTATTACTGTGGATGCAGACAACATTGTTGATCCAGAATTCTTAAATCAAGAAGTTGATTATGAAGCACTAGGATTATCAGCTGAACATGTGTTTAGTTGGTGTGGCAAGTTGTATGTTAACGGACTAATGTATGGTAACGGTGGACTTAAAATGTGGACACGTAAGTTTGTACACAATATGAAAACACACGAACATTCAGAAGAAGGCGATGAACGAGGCAAAGTAGAATTTTGCTTTGACGACAAGTATTATCAGTTTAATGAAAACTTTAGTGTATCTTATACAAACGCAACACCTTGGCAGGCTTGGAGAGCAGGTTTTAGAGAAGGTGTTAAAATGAGTTTAGATCAAGGATCTAAAGTAGAAGATTTACGCAGAGTATGGTGGCAAAACTATCAACGCTTACTTGTTTGGAGCCAGATAGGTGCCGATGTTAAAAACGGTATATGGAGTATACTAGGCGCACGACAAGGATGTTATCTAACAAACTGTACACCTTGGGACTATGCTAATGTACGTGACTTTGAATGGCTAAACAACTTTTGGGAAAAAGAAGTAAAGGGTGTAGATCCGCTCGAAACATCTATTCATTTAGGAACTGAAATACTAAAAGGAACGGGTGCAGATATATCAACTACTCCTCTTGACGAACAACAAAGTAAGTTTTTTAAAAGTGTGTATCAAAACACTCCGAGGATAATTAGAACTCGATGAGCAATGAACAACGCATACAAATACTAGAAGAAAAGCGTGAAAAAATAAACAGTGTAAGTTGTTCATTTTGTACAGCCAAGTGGCTACAAACTACTCTAATGTTACAGAATGGTTACAATCACAGTTGTCATCATCCTGCACCGCACAAGATTCCGTTACATGAAATTGAAATAAATCCAGCAGCATTGCACAACAGTAAGTTTAAAAAAGAACAACGTGCTAAGATGCTTAATGGAGAACGTCCTAAAGAGTGTGGATACTGTTGGAAGATTGAAGACTTAGATAAAAACTATTTTAGTGATAGGCATTATAAAACAAGTGATACGTGGGCTTGGGATAGATTTGAAGATATTGCTAAAAGCAATCCACAAGACGATGTGTATCCAAGTTACTTAGAAGTATCATTTAGTAATGCTTGTAACTTTGCGTGTGCATATTGTTCACCTGAGATTAGTAGCAAGTGGATGGAAGATATCAAGAAGAACGGTGAGTACCCAACTAAGCACGGTTCGCATAATTTAGATTACTTAAAGTCTAGCGGAAAGATGCCTTACAAGAATAGAGAACATAATCCTTATGTAGAAGCATTTTGGAAATGGTTTCCTGACGCACTTCCACATTTAAAAGTATTACGCATTACCGGCGGTGAGCCAACTATGAGTAAAGATACTTGGAAACTTTTAGATTATTTACTTGAACATCCGCAGCAAGGTTTAGACATTGCAATCAATACAAATGGCTGTGTAGAAAATGCACTAATTGATAAACTTATTTTTAAAGTTAATCAACTTGCCGAAGTAGGTGTTAAGGTTGATGTATATACTAGTTTAGAAAGTACAGGTGCACAAGCAGAATATGCTCGAGATGGTCTAGATTTTTTTAAATGGCTTAAAAATGTAGATAGAATACTTAAAGAAACTAACTGTACAGTTGCAATGATGACAACTATCAACATATTAAGTATCCCTAGTTTTCTTGACTTTATGATGACTGTAATGGACTTTCGTAAAGAGTATAACAATAGTTTTGACGTTAATAGAATACCACTGAGTATTAACATTATGCATTGGCCACCGCATTTACAGTGTACACTACTTGATGTTGATTATCGTACAAAAACTGCAAACACGATTGAAAAAGTATGCGAACAATGGTTAAAGTATTATACCAAAGAAAAATATGCTAGATTATACTTAGAAGAATTTGATCAGATAAAAAGATTGTGTGATTACTTGCGCAACACAGAGCCAGCAATAGAACATAGAGCCGACTTTGTAAGATACATACATGCATACGATAAGAGAAGAAACAAGAACTTTGCGGATACATTTCCGCAATATATTCATTTAGTCGAGGAATGGGATGCCAAAACAACCTGAAGAAAATCTACAACAGTACCGAGAACGAGTTTTAGACACTAAGTCTGAAAGTTTCTGTGGAGCAAAATGGTTTAATGCTACTACTTGGTTAGGTAGTGGAACAACCGCTAGTTGTCATCACCCGCCAGCACATCAGATTCCATTAATTGAATTACACGACAATCCGTCTGCAATTCATAATACCAAGCATAAGAAAGAAATGCGCCGCATGATGCAAAAAGGCGAGCGTCCTAGCGAATGTGAATATTGCTGGAAAATGGAAGATATGAAAAAGGATGCTGTTAGTGATAGAACTTTTAAAAGCATTATCTATTCAGATGAACAATTACAGCAAGCGTATGAAGCAGATGCTAACGATAATACTAATCTTAAAACTTTTGAAATTGCGTTTGACAGAACATGTAATTTAGCATGTAGTTATTGTAATGCAAGTTTCTCAACTACATGGGCCAAAGATATTAAGAAGAATGGCGAGTATACAAACTTAGTAAGTGATGGTGCTGGTGCATATAAGCAAGACGGTAGTTGGACACAGCCGTATAAGAACGACGACGATAATCCTTACATACAAGCATTTTGGAAATGGTGGGACAGTGGTCTAGCAGATAGTTTAGAAGAACTACGTGTTACAGGTGGCGAACCATTAATGAGCGGAAACACCTGGAAGTTGTTTGATTGGTTTAATGAGCAAGATACTGATATGCGATTTGCTATTAATAGTAACTTAATTGCTAAAGATGATATTATCGATAAGTTAATTCTAAAAACCCAAGGTATGAAACATTTTGACTTGTATACTAGTTGTGAAGCAACCGGCGCACAAGCAGAATACATACGTGATGGCTTAGATTACGAACAATGGCTTAGAAATATTAAGCGTATGTTAGTAGAAGGTAACTGTAATGGTATTAACATTATGATGACTATTAACAGTTTGTGCTTGTTTAGTATTACTGACTTTTTAGATGAGGTATATAAACTAAAAGAACTTACACAAAGTAGAACACCAACAGTAAGTTTAAACTTATTGCGTTTTCCAAGTTTTCAAAGTCCATTAGCACTACCTAACCATATTAAAGATTATTTACATAATCAATTTAGTACATGGTGGGAAGCACACAAAGATGACATTGGTTGGCATGAGTTTGAAAAAGCAAGTATTGAACGTTTGATAGATTACTTAGTAACTGTAGATGCTCCGCATAGACGTACAAGTAACCCTACTACACTATGGCGTGACTTTAAAACATTTTATGCACAGTATGATGTACGTAGAAACAAGAGTCTAAGTGTATTTCCTAAAATATTAACAGACTGGGTTGATAGTATTCCAGATACAGATGCAAGCATTATAGAACTTGCAGAAAAAGAAGGCTGGATATTAAAACCTAGCTCAAGGAATATTGATGATCCCCTTGCGTCCTACGATTAATTTATATTACGATAAAATTATAGATGACATGCCAGTACCTAATGGTGTGTCAGACTATAAGTTTAGTAGTGACACTCATAGAATCCCTATGAATAAGTCTAAGGTATCGCCAATCAATTTTATTACAATATTGTTTAATACATTAAAGGTACTAAACGTAGAACGAGTTAACTTATTTTCTAGTAATGAAACAGCAAAGAACTTATTTTATCCTTTAGAATTAAATGAAGGCACTTCTTGGTATGATGCTGAATTTGAAGACTATATTCCTATTAAATCTATTAATAAGATTAGAAAAGGAAAAATGAAGTTATTAATATTTGCTCCAACACTATCACATGACTATAGTATCATGTGGAAACTACGGACAAAGCTCGATACTTTAGGTAGCAAAGGCATTACACGAGATAAGATTTATATTGTATTAGGCGATATAAGTAGGTCATATAGAAAATGCTTTGATAATCCAAACGTATACGGAATTGACTGGTGGCAAATATATGCGCAACTTGCATATAAAAGTAGATACGGCCAAGAAGATTACTTTTGGGCTTTTAGAAATCCGACATTTCATCCTTTAATGCCAGAACAACTTGAGAAAGAAGACTTTAAATTTGAAGATTGGAAACCTAAGCGCATATTCACAGCATTTACTGGTAATAGGGCATTACACAACACAGCACTTATTAGTGAATTGATATACACAGGCCTTGATGCCCATGGCGAATACAGTTATAATCTAACCGGTGACTTAACTCCTAAAGATTATGATAATTTTAGAATAATTGATAAAACCCGTAGTGACGACTACATTGCAAAAAAGAAAGAAATAATTAATAACTTAACATCTGTAAAGCAACTTGACAAGACACTAGCTGAAATATCATCTCGTCCTTTAAACGTTGATAAACAGTACTACCAAGATAGTCTTATTTCTATTGTTAGCAGTTCTTTCTCTCCAATGTTTGATCAACACTACTTAGATGAAATTGATGTATGTGCGCCAGGGCTTGGTATATGGCGTCAAATAGCCAAAGGACACCCATTCATGGCACTCGGTTGTTTAAATACTATGGGATACATAAGCGGCGAAGGATATTTTCTTCCTAACCCGATCACAAACCAGTTTTATGATAGAGTTGCAAAAACTCCTCAAAAAGTTAAACTAATGTGTGATAGTATTAGTAGAATGGCAGAACTTAGTGAAACTGAAATACAGGATAAGGTACAAGAATTAATACCCTTTATGGAAAAAAATAAACAGAAGTTTTTCAATATGAAGAATCAACGTAAATTTGAAAAACTATTCGGAGAAATGAATTATGAATGACGATTTAAAAAATAGCCCAGGATTTTGCGTAGCACCCTGGATGCATTTACACGTTATTAATGACGGAAGATCGTTTGCGTGTTGCCAAACTCCATTGCGTGAAGAAAACAGTTTTGGTAATGTTAAGCATGAAAAGTTAATAGACATAGTCAATAGTCCTCGCGCTAAGAAAATGCGTAAGGATATGCTAGACGGAAAGCCTTTGCCTAGTGCATGTGAACGTTGTGTGTCAAAGCAACAAAATAATTTAAACACTATGCGTACTGGTTTAAATTCTAAATGGTACGATGAAACTAAAGACCTAATTGCAAAAACAGCTGAAGACGGTACACTATCAGAACTACAATTAAAATACTGGGACTTTAGATTTAGTAACTATTGTAACCTTGCATGTACAACTTGCTCACCATTGTTTAGTACACAGTGGTCTAAAGACTTTCAAAAACTACATCCGGGTGCCGACAAGTATAGTGAAACCCAACTTATTGATCTAAAAGAAGCAAATGTTTTTTGGGAAGACATTGAAGACAATTTAGAAACAATGAAAGAAATACATTTTGCTGGAGGCGAGCCGTTGATTATGCCTGAGCATTGGCGCATTCTTAATATGCTTGACGAAAGAAAAAAATACGATATTGCATTGCGTTATAGCACAAACGGCACAACATTAGGTCAAAAGAAGCAAAACGTAATGGAAATGTGGAAGAAGTTTGATTATGTACACCTAAGTATAAGTATTGATGGCGAAGGTGATGCATTTGAGCATATACGATATAAAGGCAAGTGGGACCAAACATTAGCGAATCTCAAAACTATTAGAGCCAGTCGTGCTGTTGATTTCTGGTTCCATCCTACTGTTAGTATTCTTAATATATTTAGGCTTACTGAATTACATCACGAACTACACATAAATGATCTAATGCCATTGGAGTCAGTACATCCATTACGTGGGTTCCATATGGAAAATTATTGGGTTGATAGATTCCATATTAATCCGTTGTTTACACCTGAGTATTATAGTATTACTGTATTACCTGAATTGTTAAAAGAACAAGCGGCTGATAAGATTACAAAATATGGTAAGAAGTTAGAAGCTGATACTGGCATACCGTTTAGCGGATGGCAAAATATTATAGACTTCATGTATCAACATGATAACAGTCATTTGTGGAAACAGTTTAAATGGAAGTCTAAGCAAATTGACGACATAAGAAATACAGATGTATTTAAATTAAATCCAGAGTTACGAAATGGCTAGAGGAAATGATTTTACACCATATCTTAAAACTTCACCTGCTAACATAAAGACAGTCGGTGATCTTCGAGTGTTTGGTAAAGTACATCAAGTTTTTAAACAGAGACTTCCTTTTGTTAAGCAAGGGTTTGAATTACTAGCATGTAATCAAGCAGAAGAAGAATTGTTAAATCCTAACACCGATTGGAAGTATTATATTAATGAATATAATTTTAGAAATCACTGGGACTTAGAATCTAAAAAAGAAACAATAGGATTCTTTGGTTGTAGCTTTACATTCGGCGAAGGCATACACAATGATGACATGTTTGTTAATATTGTTAGTGAATCATTAGATATGAATCCTATAAATGTAGGTATGGGCGGAGCTGGTTTAGAAAGAACAGCACGAACCTTTGCAAGTGCAGTAAACGTAATTAATTTTGATTATGTTGTACTAACACTTCCGGCTTGGTTACGTCAGATGCATTTAACAAAGCAAGGTGAAATAATTAACATTATTCCGTATTGGCCTCATAACGATTACGAAAAGTTAAATGAATTATTTTCAACAGTAGATGAGGATTTTTTCATCAATCAAGCAATATCGTATATTAACTGGATAGGCGATATTGCTAAAGCTAACAACATAAAAATAATATTAGCTTCGTGGGATCATCCGTTGAATGAATTATGTAAACTTATCTTTCCTGAAGATACAATTAAACCTTTTCCTAATATTGATGATAAGTGTGCAAGAGATAAAATGCACCCTGGTCCAAAGTCTCAAGCGGCACATGCAGAGCAGATTATAAAGGCATTTCATGATAGAGCTTGGGTTTAGAAATATCAATAACGATATTAAGTACGTAACAATTAAACCAGATAATACTGAATTAGCAAACGTATGGCTAAGCCAACTCGATAGGTTATTAGAAACACATCAAAAAAAGATATTTCAAAAGAATTTTAGTTTGTTAGGAGTTCATAATAATAATAGAACAGTAGATCATATATGTAATGATTTAGATAGAAGTATTGCAACGATTAATTACTATAGTGATTACAAAATAGTAAACAACTTTGGTGCATTGCGTAGTGAAAATAATCAACAATTACTAAATGACTTACATCATCATTTCGAAACAATGCAGGGACAACTTTGGAACCCCGGAAATGAATTAACAAAAGCAAATGGACATACTAGGTTAGCAATTTGTTATCTAAATCATTGTTGCCACGAACTCGAAGCATGGTACGAAACAACAGATATAGAAGCAGACGGATATCGCAATGGTTACTTTTATTATAATTTATTAGGTATACAAGAGCGCATTGAATTAGAACCAAAGTTTAAAAAACAGTTTACTAAAAACGTTGAAGACGGAATGGTGTACTTACATTATGCACAAACTGGCAAAACTTGGTACGAAGCATATCTCGATAATGATGATGTAGTTACAGCTGATGGTATTTCAGAACATCGTGTAATTAGTGGTGAATTTAATTGTTACTTTGGTACAGGGTATGAATTGCCATCAGACGATAAGTTTACAAGTTGGTTAGAGTCAAAAGGTGTTGATCCTAAAGATGAACAACTAGCATTAGGATATGCACCAGTTGGTAAAATACAAAATCTGCCTGACTTAGAAGCCCAAGAATTTTTTAAAGAGTATACAGACTTTTATAGTATTGAATTTAATCGTAAGCGTATTGAGTATGACTTTAGACACAATGATGACTTTTATGTTAATCTTCTAACAGAAATTTGGGACAAGTGGGGACAAACATGATTTTTAAAACCCTCCCTCATAGTGACTCTCACCCTAGTTTATTTTTTAAATATATGCAACCTGGTGAAAAAATAGGTTTAGCAACAGTTGACAAAGACTTACTTTGTTATGATACTATTCATAATTTAAAAAGTGAAATTAATAATTTTTTGTCGTATGGTATACACAGTAATCTAAACTGGAATACTGTAGATATTCATACTAAGCTATATAAAGACAGTTACAAAGTTCCTATAGAAAATTATTGTAAGTTGGCTTGGTTAACACATGATTATATAAAAAATAAATCATTTAAACATCCAGTTGGAATTCATTGGGATATGCAATCAAAAAAATGGATAATACATCCGGGAGGATCTCGACAAAAAATTATACATTTGTTTCATCAAGGTCCTTTAAAAGTTTTAGCTTTTAATACTGGAGGAGTTAAATTATTATTTGACAAGACTTTTTTAGATTATGATGATATGAAACAATACTTTAATTGTCCTGAAATGTATCTTTGTCTAGTAGCAGACCAAGGTAGCCTTATACCGCACATACACTTTAATAAGGAACGTACTATTATAAATTCAGTACACAGATATTACATAAAATTAAAAAAGTTTTTTACAAAAACTAAATTAGTTGCTAATTTCGATTTAACTGAGTTTGGATATACTGTTCCTAAAACATATAAAAATACTATTAATATTACTATAGAAGATTCAACAAGTTTAAAACAACAAATTCGAGCATTGTGCCTAGTGCCTAACTTTGATACATTTAATAAACACGGAGTAAAAATTGAGCGTACCTGATTTAGAAAGAGCTGTAGTAGAAGTATTTGGCGGCTGCAATTACAAGTGTCAAATGTGTCCACAGACTACCGGACGTGGCAAAGACTGGACACGCAAGATGCCGTTTGATATGTTTGAAGACATATTAGATCAGTTGCCGGGCAAGCCTGTAATTAACTTAGAAGGTTCAGGTGAGCCTACTATGGCAAAGGACTTACCACGTTACATTGAAGCATGTACCAAGCGTGGCCTGCCTAGCTTTATGTACAGCAACGGAAGTTTCTTTAGTGGACACTTTATGCAAGACTGTGTAGATGCAGGACTTAGTTTTGCAAGATTCAGTTGTATAGGCTATGACAAAGACAAGTATAAAGAATGGATGTCGATTGATAACTTTGAACTATTAAAAACAAATGTTATAAAGGCAAAACAATATATTAAAGAAACAAACAGCAAGTGCGAAATTAGTAGCTATCATTTAATATTAGATAACAATCAAATTGAATACGAAGTTGATCAATATAGAAATAACTTTATAGGTCCTACTGGCACAATAGGATACATATGGAAGATGCATAATTGGAGTGGTAACTACCAGCCATTATACGTGCGTGATCCTAGTAAGCGTAGATCATGCGGTAGACCATTTGCTCCAGAGATTACAATACGTTCAGGTGGCATTGATGGATTAAAAGGTGCGGTTACTCCTTGCTGTCAAACAATGGGACCACCTAATGAAAGTAAAAGCGTACTAGGGCATATTGAAACTACTAGCATAGAAGATATTTGGTACGGTGATGCGTATAACAAGTTGCGTAAAGATCACGAAATGGGTGACTTTCCTGACTACTGTCAAGGATGTGACTTTCTATACGAAGACCCAGAAGTCTTAGTATGGTCAAATGATAAAACAGCAAGTACAGATCATATGTTAGGTACAAACTTTAGTTTGCGTGACTTTATGATTGACAAGAAATAGAAAATGCTGTATAATATATAAATGTATGACATTGTATTCATAAGTTACAACGAGCCTAATGCAGATGCAACCTGGCAAGCGTTAAAGGATAACTTTCCAAGAGCAAAGCGTATTGATGGTGTAAAAGGAATTCACCAAGCACATATTGCCGCCGCTAAGAAATGTTTTACTAAAATGTTTTGGGTAGTTGATGCTGATGCACAAATTCTTGACACATTTAACTTTGATCATAAAGTAGATGAATATGATTTAGAAACTGTACATGTGTGGCGTAGTCGCAATCCAGTAAACAATCTATTGTACGGATATGGCGGAGTAAAGTTGTTACCACGTAAACTTACACTAAACATGGATACAACGAAGCCAGACATGACTACAAGTATTAGTGAGTATTTTAAAGCAATGCCTGAAACATCTAATGTTACAGCATTTAACACAAATGAGTTTGAAGCATGGAAAGGTGCATTTAGAGAATGTACTAAACTAGCAAGTAAAACTATAGACAGACAAAACGAGGATGAAACAAATGAAAGACTCAGAATATGGACAACAGTGGGAGAAGACCGTCCCTTCGGCAAGTACGCTATTAAAGGTGCTATCGCTGGCAGGGAGTTTGGGCTTTCTAGCAAGCCTAATTTACAATTAATAAACGACTTTGATTGGTTAAGGACACAGTTTGATGCAACATGTAATGAATGATTACAACAAGATACCTTGGCAAGATATTACTGAGTTTGGGCAGAAAACCCTCCTAAAGAGCCATCTTTTCACAGTTTCGTGGATCCTGGCTAGATTTTGTAATTATTCATGCAGTTATTGCTGGCCATACGCTAGATCTAGTACCCCTGACCACCAAGATTTAGAATTGTACTTAAACACCCTAGATAGTATCAAAGCACAGGCTCGTGCAAACGGCTTTACAGACTTCCATTTTAGTTTCTCAGGCGGCGAACCCACAGCGTATAAATACTTTAATAAAGTAGTTGAGTACTATGCTAACGATGAGCTACCGGAATATCAAAGCATACATATGACAACAAATTTAAGCCCAGGACACAAATGGTGGGCTAATTTTATTGACAATACTCAACACCTTAAACGTAGAAGCATAACAGCAAGTTATCATGCTGAATTTGCTAATGAACAAGAGTTTGGAGATAAGTGTCTCCAATTAATAGAAGGAGGAGTATATGTTACGATCAATCAAGTTATGGTTCCTGAAATGTTTCAAGAGCTTTACGAACGCTTACAACGATTTGCCGCCAGAGGCATTAATGTTACTCTCAAGCCCCAGTCCGATCCCACTGCTTCCCATGTTGTGCATGGATACAATGATGCACAAATACAACAAATGCAATCTGGCTTCCCCCAACAATGGGACGGAAAGCAAATTGCCCAAATTGCACTCTACGATAAAGACAGAAACGAATACGAATTAGATCAAGCAGAACGTTTTAATGCCTTTGGATTTAATAAGTTTAAAGGATGGGAATGTAACGCAGGCTATCAAGGCTGCGTTATACGTGAGAACGAAGTTAAGCGCAGCTACAGTTGCCACGATGAATCCTTAGGCACATTAGACGGCGGGTTTGAGCTCTTTAAAGCACCAGCTAAGTGTATTACTCCTAGCTGTGTAAGCAGTGCAGATAGCAAACTACCAAAGAGGAAGTTATGAATAAATTTGGAATATTAGGATATGGTTATGTAGGTAAGGCCACACACAAAGGCCTGCTTAATGATGAAAAAGCTATTGTGCATGATATTACATTTAATACAGAAAGAGAGATTCTAAAAGATGCTCATACAGTGTTTGTATGTATACCAACAGTAACACAAACAGATATTAATATTGTTATTTCTGAAATACAGCAAATACAAGAATTTAATCTTTTAGCAACATTTATTATTCGTAGCACATTGCCTTTAGGATCATGTGAACGTATACAAAAAGAAGTTGGCAATATAATCTATATACCAGAGTTTTTACGTGAACGTTATTGGGATACAGATTGCTTTAAACGCCCGTTGGTTGTAGGTAGTGATAACAAGTCTTTGCCTCAATGGTTATTAGATGAAGAAATTAAAACTTGTTCTACTAATGAAGCAGAACTAGTAAAAATGTATTCAAATAATTTTGCAGTAATGCGCATTGCATTTGCAAACGTATTTTATGATTTGTCAGAAAACGTCGGTGCTGATTATAGTAAAGTATTAGATATGTACTTAGACGTGCAACAAGACCAAACTTATATGGATGTGCCTGGTCATGACGGAACAAGAGGCTTTGGAGGTAAGTGTTTGCCTAAGGATCTAGATTTCTTAATTTCTACGTTAGATGTACAAGGTATAAATTCAACAGTCTTTAAAGAAATAAAAAAGTTAAACAAAGAGTGGCAAAATGAAGGTTGATATACAAGATGTATTATTTTGGATGGATGCCATTCGTAACAGTGAAGATCGCTATCGTACCCTTGAAAGTTTTTGGAAAGGGCAAGTAAACAGCAAAGTATGGTTAGCTAAGAACCTAATAGGATTTGTACCTGTTAGACCGTTAAATATCGTCATATACGGTGGTTGGAACGGTGTGCTGGCAAGTATACTCTTTAACTCTAACATTGCTGCACAGCACATTACAAGCGTTGATATAGACCCTGTATGTGAAGATATAGCAAACACAGTAAACAAGCGTCACGAGATACAAGGTAAGTTTAGTGCGGTAACAGCAGATATGTGCGAATACACTAATAATGCTGATGTAGTTATTAATACAAGCTGTGAACACGTTACGCAAGAACAATACGAACAATGGTTAAGTAATCAACCAGACGATGCAATATTTGTAATACAGAGTAATAACTATTTTGAC